AGAAATTGCAGCAGGGTTTACGCTATCCGTACATTTTTAGCGTTAAGAAAGAAGCGCATAAGCAGAGTAAGGTCGAGGCTAAGAAATGGCGCGTCATCATCCCCAGCGGGATCATTAACCAGTGTGTTGAACGGTTGATCTTGTGTGGGTTTCAGGAGTCCCTTGATGTGAATTATGGGGACACTATGCAAGCTACGAAAATTGGCTTTGATGATGATGGCATCCAGGTTGTCGGCCGCATGTATGATGAGAAGTGTAAATTGTATGGACGTCCAGCAGTTGGCAGTGATGCAACTGGCTGGGACGTTAGTGTCTGTGAAGTCGGGCACTATACTTTTGGCGATCTCGTTGTTTGCACTGCGGTCGGTTTCAAAGAAGATTTGTTGTGTTTCCAAAACATCGTGCGATCGATGTGTTTGGAGAACTCTGATCCCCTGTTTGCTATTGACGGTTGCATTGTTCGACAAGTACAACCTGGTAAAGTGCATTCAGGGTGTTATGACACCACCCCCGGTAACGGGGGTCAGCGCGGATATTTAGTACATAAATCTGGCGGTGTCTGGAGCATTACGCGAGGTGATGATTGTGTGGAGTGGACCACCCTTGAGCCTAAGGTGTTGGTTGACTACTACACTCGCGTTATGGGCCTAAAAGTGAGAGACGTTGAGGTCTTCACTGCTGATAGGTTCAAAATTTGCTCCCATATTTTCCAGCGTGGTTCCGATGGCGTGTGGACTGCTGCTCTTGAGTCATGGAAGAAAAGTGTTGTCACATTTCTGGCTAAGAAAAGTGCGACCAAGTCTGACTTGGATGTGTTGATGTATGAAATGAGACACAACAATCCAATTGAGCGGCTGATTGCGCACCGTGTGTGTTCCTTGCACGTCGTCACCGTCGGTCCGCGGCGGTGAAAAGATTTCATGGAATCTTTTCAAATGGCGAATAATGCAATTGCTGGAGAAAACGCAGAAATGCGTCATGAAGAAGCTGTTGTAGAAACAGCTGAACGCGCCCTTGATGTGATTGAGGCGCGTGCGGGACTTTCACCCGCAGGTCGAGCGTGGGTCACGTTAGCAGCAGATCCGTTTCATGATACTGCTGTCGATATTGATGGCCTGCCCGACTATCGAACTCATCGGACTATTACGCAAGTGATAA